TACCCCCACAGTTACATTGTGGCCAATCCCAGACGATAGCCAGCCTTATACGCTGGTGTACTGGCGACTGCGTCGTATTCAAGATGCTGGTGAAGGTGTCAACACACAAGACATCCCATTCCGCTTCTTGCCCCCGATGGTGTCTGGCCTAGCGTACTACTTGGCAATGAAAGTGCCAAATGGGCTGCAGCGCATTCAGATTCTCAAAGAGCAGTACGACCAAGATTGGTTGCAGGCATCTGCTGAAGACCGCGAGAAAGCCTCGCTGCGTATTGTTCCGTACGGTGGACGGCCTCTGTAATGGGCTCACAAGCGTTTGCATCCGGTAAAAAAGCGATCGCCATGTGCGATCGTTGCGGGCAACAGTTCAAACTCAAAGAACTCCGCTCCGAGATTGTCAAGCTGCGCCCCTACAAAGTGTTGGTCTGTAAGTCTTGCTGGGACCCAGATCACCCTCAACTTCAACTGGGTATGTACCCGGTAGAAGACCCACAAGCCCTACGCGATTCGCGTAGGGATACAACGTACTACACGTCTGGTATTAACGCTGCTGGAGACCCCTCTGGCGGTAGCCGTGACATTCAGTGGGGCTGGAACCCTGTTGGTGGGTCACGCGCATGGGATAGTCAAGCAACACCAAATAATTTGGTGATGACGGCATATCTTGGTACAGTAACGGTTGTTGTTACATAAAGGAGCCAAAAATGGCAAAGATGAAACATGAAGACGTCAAGATGGACAAAGCCATGATGCAGAAGGCCGTGAATAAGCACGAGAAAGCCCAGCATCCCGGTAAGCCTCTGACCAAACTCGCTAAAGGCGGCATGACCAAGATTCGTGGTACAGGCGCTGCCACTAAAGGCATCTACGCTCGCGGCCCTATGGCTTGAGGTGAGTCATGAACTACACCGAGTTGAGTAACGCCATTCAGGCGTACACAGAAAACTACGAAACTGATTTCGTAGCGAACATCCCTGTCTTCGTTGAACAAGCGGAGCAGCGCGTATACAACACGGTGCAGTTTCCTTCGTTGCGCAAGAACGTTACAGGTACAACCACGGCGTCTAACAAGTATTTGTCGTCTCCATCTGACTTCCTGTCATCGTATTCGATGGCTGTGATTGATGCTACGGGCGCGTACACGTACCTGCTCAACAAGGATGTCAACTTCATCCGTCAGGCGTACCCGACTCCCACATCCACAGGGCTTCCCAAGTACTATGCGTTGTTTGGTCCGACCACAACAAATGACCCAAGCCCAGTGATCACAAATGAGCTATCGTTTATTCTGGGGCCAACTCCGGACGCCGCGTACTCTGTTGAACTGCACTATTACTACTATCCGCAGTCGATTGTGACTGCTGGTACTTCATGGCTTGGCGACAACTTTGATACAGTGCTTTTGTATGGGTCTTTGGTCGAAGCCTACACGTTCATGAAGGGTGAGCAGGACATGGTCCAGTTGTACAACACTAAGTACAACGAAGCGCTTGCGATGGCTAAACGCTTGGGCGACGGGCTCGAACGGTCTGACAGTTATAGAAATGGCCAGTACCGGCAGGCGGTGACATGACACGACACACCCGACAAGAAGCCAAAGAGTTAGGGCTGCCAACATGTTTTGGCAGCCCTTGCAAGACGCATCCGGAGCTGGAAGGCTTACGGCGGGTATCTGGAGCGTGTGTGGAGTGCGCCAGACTAAATTTGCGGAAAAGCCGCGCCGCTAATCCAGAGCGTACATGGGCGCAGAAACAGAAAGACCGCGAGAAGTATGCAGCAAACCCAATTAACGCGCAGAAAAAACGTGATCGGGACGCTGCATACCGCGCAAAAAATCGTGAGAAGTGCGCAGAGGTCATCAAGGCTTGGTCGGCCAAGAACCCAGAAAAGGTGCGCGAATACGCACGCAAAACAAAACTAAAAAACGCCGAAACTATTCGTATTGCGGCTGCGCGGTACCGGCAAGAGAACTCTGAAAAGCGAAAGCAGACAACCCGCAACTGGCGGCAAAATAATAAGCACCTAGTCGCTGCAGCGCAACAACGACGCCATGCAGCCGAGCTAAAGCGGACACCCGATTGGCTGACCGATGACGACTGCTGGATGATGCAGCAAGCATACGAGATTGCGGCTTTACGCACAAAACTTTTTGGTTTCGCTTGGCACGTCGATCATATAATACCTCTACAAGGTAAGCGCGTGTCGGGGTTGCATGTGCCGTTGAATTTACAAGTCATTCCCGGCGTTGAGAACATGCGCAAGTTGAATAAATTTGAGGTCATAGCATGATTGTTCAAACCCTGACCAACTCCTTCCTACAAGAGCTCTTGCTTGGCGTGCACGATTTCGATACTGACACGTTTAAGCTGGCGCTCTATACCGCCTCCGCGTCTTTGGATGCAGACACAACAGCCTACTCAACTTCCAATGAGATTTCTGGCACTGGCTACACAGCCGGTGGAGTAGAGTTAGATGACGCGACCGTGACCGCAGGGTCCGGTATTTCGTATGTTGATTTTGCAAATGCAAGTTGGACGCCAGCAGTCTTTACGGCACGTGCAGCTCTCATTTACAATTCCAGCAAGAGTAACAAGGCGGTAGCGGTTCTGGACTTCGGTTCTGATAAAACTGCGACCACATCTTTCACCGTGCAGATGCCAGCAAACACTTCCGCTGACGCACTTATTCGTATCCAAAAAGGGGTTTGAAATGACTCAACTCAAGACCGTTGCGCAATCCAAGGAAGTCGTGTCAGCAGGTTTGACTGCACGTACAGGTGTTGCCGATTCGCCCCGTGCCGGTGGCGTGTTCCACGTTCAGTGCTTCGACAAAGACGGCAATCTGAAGTGGGAAGATAGTATGCACAACCTCGTGGTGAACGAAGGTTTGGAAGACATGAACACCCAGTACTTCAAGGGCAGCAGCTACGACGCTGCGTTCTACCTTGGTTTGGTGGCGGGGCCCGGCTCTGGTACAGCATACGCCGCTGGCGATACTCTGGCCTCTCACGCTGGCTGGACTGAGTTCTCTAACTACTCTGGCGCTCGCAAGTCTGTGACTTTTGGCACGGCAACTGAGGCTGACCCTTCTGTGATCAGTAACTCTGCGTCTGCAGCGTCGTTCGCTATTTCTGGCGGTGGCGGTACCGTTGCCGGTGCTTTCCTGTGCACAGTAGACAGCGGCACTTCTGGCGTGTTGTTCTCTGAAGCTGACTTCAGCTCTCCCGGCGACCGTGTAGTTGTGTCTGGCGACACCCTGAACGTGACTTATACCTTCAGCTTGAACGCTGCTTAAAAGGTGAACCTCAGTGTTCGGGTTCGCACCATTTGCTGCGGCCCCACTGGGGGCGACCGGGGAAGGCGGCTTTACGTACTTTACGGATGTTGAAGAATCTGTAGAGGCCCTAGAGACCGCCGCGAGTCTGGTCGTTTTTCAGTCAGCCGTAGCTAATTCCACCCAAGGCAGCGACACTGTCTTGGTTGCGGCGTCTGTGTTTTCTGCAAGCGCAGCTGATTCTGTTGAGGGTACTGACACCCCCTCGGCTGCAGTAGTGTTCAATGGAGCGGTTACTGACTCTGTTGAGGGCACCGACACAAACGCTGCAGCGGCTATCTTCCCAACGGCTATTTCTGACTCCAGCGAGATCTCTGACGCTACATTGTCTAGTGTTGACTTTGCTGTAGCTGTTGCTGAATCTGTTGAGGGTTCGGACGAACAAAGCGCTGTGGTGACGTTTGAGGCAGATGTGGAAGAGCTTGGCGAAGCATCGGAGTCTATCTCCTCTGCTGTGGCCTTCGCGTCCGGAATCTCAGAAAGCGTTGAGGCGTCTGAAACAGTCGCTTCGCTTGGGGTGTTTAACCCCGTTGTTGCTGAAACCGTAGACACGCAGGATACGCCAAGTGTCGCGGCATCTATCTTTAATGCACCCGTTGTTGAAGGCGCGGACGCCATTGCTGAGTTCTTGGCTGCGGCGGTCTTTTACGCTAATATCACAGGTGCAGCAGAAATCACTGATGAGCTCATTGGACGGCTATTGTGGGAGGTTATCAACGACTCACAGACAACCGCATGGGGCAACTTGAATACAAATCCAGCCACGTCGTGGGCGGTCATTGACACCACGCAACCAACAAACTGGACCAATGTGAAAACACAGACGTAAGAGGCACAAATGGCAATCGTAGTAAAAGATCGTGTAAAAGTTACGTCTACCGTCACAGGTACTGGCACAGTTACGCTTGGCGCAGCGGCGACAGGGTTTCAGGATTTCAGTGCTATTGGCGACAACAACATCACTTATTACACCATTGCGCTGCAATCTGGCAACGAATGGGAAGTAGGTAAAGGAACTGTTACAGAGTCAGGCGGCACTTGGTATTTGGCCCGAGATGCCGTTTATGAGTCCAGCAATGCTGGGTTACTGGTAGATTTCTCCGCCGGGATCAAAGACGTCTTTGTGACATACCCAGCTGAACGAGCCATCTACGAAGAACCTAATGGAAATACACTGATTGACGGTGGCCCGTTGACGGTGGTTGGCCAAGGGGTGACTACATACACAAGTTTTTCATCCGTACTGGGAGAGTTTTACGCAGATGTAAACAGCTTTGCGCAGCTATACGCACAGAACTTAAACGATGGCTCTGACGCATCTGCTGACTTAGTGGCGTTCAACGACCAAAGTACCGACGATACGTTTTTTATAGATGTAGGCATTAATAGTAGCAACTACTCTTCTGGTGACTACCCGATCTACACCCCAAACTCAAGCTACCTCTATTCAATCGGTGATGACGGTTCTAACCCGTCGGACCTTTTTGTTGGTAGCGCGGACGGCGATGTTATTTTGCACGCTGGTGGATTTACCACTGGTGATGTGGTTGCAACATTAGCCGCTTCTGATAAGAGCGCGTCTTTTGAGGCCGATGTGAATGTGGGTGGGGCTCTGGATGTGACTGGCGCAGCTACTTTTGGTAGCACAGTTCTTCTCGATGCGGACCCGACACTTGCTCTGCAAGCGGCTACCAAACAATACGTTGACAACGCCACATCCAACGGCTTTCATGTCCACACCCCCGTGCTGGTTGCCACTACTGGCAACTTGACCGCAACCTACGATAACGGCACCTCTGGTGTTGGCGCTACCCTGACTAACTCTGGGGCGCAAGCAGCGCTGTCTGTTGACAGCGTGTCGTTGTCTGTGAACGATCGGGTTTTGGTTTGGCAGCAGACTTCTGGTGCACAGAACGGCGTATATGTCGTTACCACCGTGGGCTCCGGCTCCACAAACTGGGTGCTGACTCGCGCGTCTGATGCGGATACGGCTGGAGAAGCCTCCCCTGACTCCCTTGGCGGTGGCGACTATTTCTTTGTGAGTAGCGGCGCTACGCTGGGCTTCTTCTCGTTCGTGTGTACTAACACCGATACGATCACGTTTGGCACAACAGCCATTACGTTCACGGAGTTTAGCCAAGTCCCCTCATATATCGTCAACGCTCCGTTGAACTTGTCTGGTAATACCCTGTCTTTGACAGGTACTGTTGCTGCTACTAACGGCGGTACTGGCACAAACACGGTAACTACTGGCGATCTGCTGTACGGCTCGGCGTCAAATACTTGGTCTAAGCTTGCTGCTGGCAGTGCGTATAAGTCGTTGGTGATGAACGGTGCGGGCACCCTCCCTGAGTGGAACGCTGTTGCTCTTAACCAGTCTGGTGCTGTTTCGGGCACTCTGCCTACTACCAATGGCGGTACTGGCCTGACGTCGTTCACTGTAGGCGACATGATCTATTCTGGCGCCACAAACACCCTGACCAAGCTGGCTGGTAACACGACCACAACCAAGACATTCTTGACTCAGACGGGTGTTGGAGGTGGGGTTTCCGCTGCTCCTGCGTGGGGCACTATTTCTGCCTCCGATGTTTCTGGTTTGGCTGCTTCGGCGACAACTGACACGACCAACGCTTCGAACATCACAACTGGCACGCTACCTTCTGGTCGGATTGCTGGCTCTTATACAGGGCTGACTGGTGTTGGAACCCTTACAGCGGGCACTTGGACCGCAAACACAATCGGCGCTGGCTACGGCGGTACGGGTATTTCCAGCTACACAACTGGCGATCTTCTGTACGCATCTGGTTCAACAGCGCTGTCTACACTTGCTGGCGTGGCTACTGGTAATGCGTTGCTGTCTGGCGGTGTCGGTACTGCGCCTGCTTGGGGTAAAGTCGGTCTGACTACACATGTTTCTGGAACCCTCCCCGTTGGTAACGGCGGTACTGGAGCGGCTACTCTGACTGGCTATGTGTACGGCAACGGCACTAGTGCCATGACGGCGTCTACAACTATCCCCGGGTCGGCTATTTCTGGTGATATTGCTGGTAACGCGGCTACTGCGACCAAGCTTGCTACTGCTAGAGATATCAACGGTGTGGCGTTTGACGGCACCGCCAACATCAACATCAACACAAATAACGCTGTCACGTTCAACAACGGCGGTAGCGGCGGGGCTTCTGGCGCAACATTCAACGGCTCTACAACGCTGACGGTCAGCTACAACACGATTGGCGCTCCCAAGGCGGACGGTACAGGCGCAAGTGGCACATGGGGAATTGACATCTCCGGCAACGCAGCTACTGCGACGACAGCCACCACAGCAACAACCGCAACAAACCTCTCTGGGGGCACGGTAGCGGCAACAACCATCACGGCAACTACAAGTGTTTTGCCGGTCACTGATAATACAGGGGTGGTTGGTAACTCGTCGTACACATGGTCTAACGGGCAGTTCACCAACATGACGGTGGATACCACAATGACTGCGGGTAACGTTGTTGCTTCAAACGGTTTGATTGTGAACAGCACCACAGTGTCTCAGAGCTACACTATCGAGTCAGGCTCAAATGCGTTGTCAGTGGGCCCCATGACAGTGGGTAGCGGAGCAACCGTAACGGTATCTTCAGGCCAGCGCTGGCTTGTTCTGTAAGGGGTAAAAGATGAGCGTTTCAATTAGTGGCGATACCGGCATTAGCAAGGTACAAGACGGGGTTATTACTGCCGCCAATCTTGAATCCGGGTCTGTCACAACAGACAAAATCGCTGACTCAAACGTCACAACAGCCAAGATCGCTGACTCAAACGTCACAACAGCTAAGATCGCTGACGGTAACGTCACGGTGGCAAAGATTTCAGCCACAGGCACACCCAGCTCGTCTACATATCTGCGTGGTGATGGTAGCTGGCAAACGATAAGTACCACACCAACAACTGATCAAGTATTGACTGCTACCGCTGGCGCGTCTGTTGGGGCTGTGGGGACTTATGCGTTTTTAGGCGAAACAACCACAACTACGACAGCGGCGGGGGCAACTAGAGCCGGAAGCTCCCTCAGATATGCGGGTATTAGATCGGCCGATACGTTTGGTGGAGATACTTGTGCCGGTTCATTTACCGGAATTGGTAATGGAGGAACCCCTTCTGGGACATGGCGTGCAATGGGTAGAGCACTTAACGGAGGCTACCCTGCAACTTTATGGCTCCGCGTTTCCTAAAGGACAAAAACCATGAATCTCGAATACGCAAAAAACCCTGTATGGGCCAACGCAGAGCACACGATGATTGACCTCACGATTAAGTGGGATGGTATCAATCAAGAGTACCCATTCACCGCTAGTCCAACAGACTGCGAAGCTCATGGTCGTGCTATTTTTGAAGCCGCCGCTGCGGGGAACTTTGGGGGAGTGGCTGAGTATGTGCCACCCCAAGCACCACCAGAACCAGAACCCCAACCGGAGTAAACAATGAGCAAAGTAGCAATTGAAGGCAACGCAAGCGGCACAGGTACGTTTACCATTGCCGCGCCGAACTCGAACAGTAACTACACTATTACGCTACCAGCAGCCTCTGGAACAATGGCTACGACGGAAACAGCTGGATTTCCCTCTGGAACCGTGATGTTGTTTGTGCAAACTGCTGCTCCTACTGGATGGACTAAGGGTACTACTCACGACAACAAAGCCTTGCGCGTGGTTTCTGGCACTGCAAGTTCAGGCGGCTCGGTTGCGTTTACAACAGCGTTTGCTTCTGGCCTATCTGCCGGTGCGACTACGCTTTCCACATCGCAGATTCCGAGCCACAGTCATACCTACTACACAAAAAGCCAACCTTTTGGCTGGGGGTCATTGGATGGAGGTGCTAGCGATGGCAATGGCGCAAACGCCAGAACAACTACAAGTGCAGGCAGCGGCGGCTCCCACAATCACAGTCTGCCTTCTTTTGACGTGCAGTACGTTGACGTCATCATTGCGACCAAAGACTGATGAAACTCGAACCTAAAGCCAACTGCCCACTTGACGGGTTCAAACCTTGCCGACAGCTTGACTGCGCTTGGTTCATGAAGGTGCGTGGGAATAACCCAAACACTGGCGAAGAGATTGACGACTACGGCTGCTCGATGGCGTGGCTTCCTGTGCTGATGATTGAGAACAGCCAGCAACAACGTCAGACTGGCGCCGCAGTGGAATCGTTCCGTAACGAGATGGTGAAAGCCAATGACATGGGTCAGCAAGTTCTGCTGGCAACGCTCCAACAGGCTCGTCCAGAGCTGAAAGTAATTGAGGTGAAACAATGAAACTGACTATTGTTGCCGATGACAACGCCGTTGGTATTGACGGTGAATTTTTCTCCCCGCTAGACCTGACAGGGCTTGATCCAAATATTCATGCTGTGCAGTGGTACGGCGAATACGGCGAAGTGGAATACAAAACCCGCTTGGTTGATGGCAGACCTGTTAAGCCTGAGAACACGTTTATTGTTGATGTGTCAGGTTTTCAGTTCGCTATTGCTGCGTGGAATACCGCCAAGGCTGAAATGGAAGCAGCGAATGTAGCCGCTGAACAAGCCGCGCAAGAAGGAGCCACAGAATGACAACCTCAGTAATCAACAGTGACAACGGGCTGGTATCTGGCACTTCTGGTCTGAAAACGACTGGCGGCGATGATGGCAACCTCAACATTCAAAGCAACGGCACGACTGTTGCCGCTGTATCTTCTACTGGCGTGGCTGTGACGGGTAACGTTTCGACTACTGGGGCGTTTGCCACATCCAACTGGACGATCACAGAGTCTGGCGGCGTGCTGTATTTCAAGTATGGCGGCACAAACAAAGGCAAGCTGGACTCGTCTGGCAACTTCACTGTAACTGGAAACGTAATCGCCTACGGCACGGTGTAAGACATGGCACTACCAGCATCAGGCCAAATAACCTTAGCAGAAGTCAATGTAGAGCTTGGGTATTCTTCCACTGCTCAAATTGGGCTTGGAGACGCGGCGGTTCGTACCCTTGCTGGTATACCTTCTGGCGCTATTTCTTTAGACAACCTGCACGGCAAAGCCAACCAGTTTGCTTTCACAATCTCTAGTAACCAGACCAACGCTAACCTCGCAACACTGGCAACCACTGCTGGGTGGAACGGAACAAGCAAGGTTGTCGCAACCATCGGCTCTGGTGTTTACATCTCATCCAATAGCACTGGCACTGCTGCACTGACCGTAGCAAGTCTACCTAACGGCGCAGAAATCATAAACAACGGATACATCGTTGGCATGGGCGGTGCTGGTGGTAATGGCGTTACTTGGAATGACTCCGGTATATCCGCAGGAACTGTTGGTGGAAATGGTGGCCTCGCCCTCTCGGTTTCTTCAACATTGTCTATGACCAATAACGGAACTATTGCCGGAGGGGGTGGAGGCGGTGGCGGTGGTCAAGGAGCTCGCGATCCGATTTTGAGCGCTGGCGGTACCGGGGGTGGAGGCGGAGGCGGTGGTAGATCTGGAACTACAAACTCCGCAGGTGGTGCAGCTGGAGGGTATGGATATAGAACAATTACTGCACCCGGTGCTGGACAAGCAGGCACTTCATCAGCAGCTGGAAACGGTGGAACCAGAGGGGCTAGTAGGTACTATACAACTGTTTACTCAGGTGCTGGTGGTACTGGAGGAGGGTGGGGGGCCTCTGGGGTTATAGGAGGATCTGCATCTGGCGGCGCAGGAGGCACTCCAACTGCTGGTGGTTCAGCAGGAGGCGCAGTTACAGGCAACTCCAACATCACATGGGTCGCTACAGGCACTCGACTCGGTTCAATTTCTTGAGGTAACAAATGAGCATTACATATACATACGAAATCGTAGCCGTAGACGAAGCGGCTCGTGTCATGGAAGTGGTTTACACAGCCGAAGGACACCCCACACAGCACATTGGCGCACGTCTGCCCTATGAAGGTGAAAGCCTTGAGGCCGTCATTGATATGTACTCACCTGTGCGTTTTTGGGAAGAACTGCAGCTCGCTGTTGTTGCCCCTGCTGTTGGTGTGACTGGCGTGATTGCACCGCCTGCACCTGTTGAGACTGAGCCTCCGACAGATATTCCTGTAACAGAGGTTTAAGCATGAGCTATCCAAAGATATCGATCGGCTGCGTAGCAAATCTTTTCTCTCGTCAGATGCACTTTGAGAAAGCTGGTGACGTTGAGCAAGGGCATACCCATCCGTTTGATCACCTGACGCTTCTAGCTGCTGGTTCTTTGCGTGTCACTGTTGAAGGTAAAACTACTGAGTTCAAAGCCCCATATATGATCTATGTGAAGGCCGAGCACACGCACGAGTTGGTGGCGTTGGAAGATAACACCGTAGCCTACTGTATCCATGCACTGCGGGGCGACAACACAACTGGTGACATTCTCGATCCCGCCATGATCCCTGCTGGGGTGAAGGCAATGGATTTTGCTGCTCCGGTTGTAAACCAAGACA